CTATCTTCAATTGCATTGACTTGTTCATCATAATACTTGACCTCCGGAAGGTCTTTGATTTGCTCCCTGACAAGATCAATTTGTTCGCAGATTGTTTCAACTTCTTTTTCGTAGTATCTTACTTCTGGAACTTCAAGAATCTCATCTCTAACTCTAGAAATTTGCTCTGCAAGATCTTTAAGTTCTTTATCGTAATATTTAATTTCTGGAATGTTGGGAATATCTTCCCTAATATCATTAATCATCTTAACCAGTTCTGGCCAAGGTGGAACAATATCTTTTACTTCTGTAAACGAATTTCCATCCGCATCCTCAATCGTTTGAGTCGCTTCAGTTAATATTTCTTCTTTCTCTTCTATATAATCTTCTACAGAAGGAAGTTCTCCTGCTTTCTCTTCTGCATAATCTTCTACAGAAGGAAGTTCTCCTGCTTTCTCTTCTGCATAATCTTCTACAGAAGGAAGGTTATCATCTCTATTAAAATCTTCTATTGACGGCAACTCATCCTTAGACATTTTATTAGCAACAGGGGTACTTTGGAATTTTTCTTCCTGCCCTATTTATTAAAATTCTCAGGTTGTGATACCGGCAGTGACAAATGCCATTCCTTCTACAAGACGAGAAACTGTACCTATACCAGACACAATTTTTATATCGTAATAATATCTACCAGAGTTAAGGGCAACAGTTACTCCTGATGTCATTGCAATAGAAACTTCTCCAGAAGTGCTTGTAATACCAATGGTAAAATCACTAGAAGATGATGAACCTGGATGCTTTTTAATTTTAGCAGATCCAGAATAACCAGTTAAATCCCTTACAGATCCATCAGTTTCTTTTGCGGTAAAAACCTGACTGAAATCTGCACCTTGAGGTATTGTTATATTTGCTGCAGGAGTTGCTGCCATTTTATTTTTTTAACTATTTATCGTCTGTTTTTTGTTGCTTAAGCATTTTTGCTAAATCTGCAGTAGATCCTACAAAAAGTGCATTGGTTACATTTTGAGGACCTTTAGATTTAGATTCTTCCTCTACATCCTTTAACTTTTTCTGCAAATCCATTAATTTATCTGTTGCATCAGAAACATTCTTGATAAGTTGACCAGCAACTTCATATGCTCTTGGCATCTCACTTTCTTGTGCTAATTCAAGAATACCATTGATTGCTTCCTGACCCTTTTCGATAATTGAATATAAATTTCCTCTTGTATATTCATAATCCTTCCTAACATCATCTAAAACTGGTCTCTCAGGTTTTTCTTGTTTAGGAATAATTTCAGTTTTTTCTGTTGCTGCTGGAACTATATCTCCTGCAACATGAAAAGTGTCATTTAAATCGTCAAATTTAGTTGCCATAGAAATCAAATCTCATCAAAACCGAAGTTGTCGCCAAATTGGATAAGGTCTGCATCTGCTGCAGTGATTAACTTAATATCTACTCCTAATACGTGGTTAGTAGAAGTTGTAGAGTCATATCCTCTTTCAACAGTAATCTTAGTTCCAGACTTAGATGCAACGCGGAAGTTCTCATTATCAATAACAAGAACTCCGCCAACTGCAATAGAGTTTGCATCACTAACTTGAATGACAGTTGCGATGTCTGTAATATCAGCAGAAAGCGTTGCTACAACGTTGTTTGAATAACTTTCCGTTGCCCTTGGTTGAACACTGTATGTAACATCTCTGGTTGGTGTATCTGTTTTTTCTCCAGTGATATATCCCATAGAAACCTTCTTGATGATATCTTTGGAAGGATCGGAGATTGGACCAAATAGATAAGACTTTGCAGTAAATCTTAAAGTATAGATAAGAGACCTTCTTGTCTGATAGTTGCCTTCATAGTCATCAGACATTGTAATACCTTCAAATATCACAGGAATATCTCTCTTCTCTCCGATTTGATCTACAAGATCAACAGTCAGATTATATGAAGGTTGAAAATATGGTAAAATCTGCTCTATAATTTGAAGCATATCATCATTTAATTTTGAATATATGCTTAACTCAAATGCCATATTATATGGAACGGGCATAAAGGTCTTTCGTACCTTTTTCTTATCACTACCAAGGGCAGAAATAAATGTTTGAGTAGAGGATACTTTTCTGGAAGGATCATAATTCAAACCAATCATCTCAAAAGACATTCTTGGGAGAGAAAGTTGAGTTGATTTATTCAGGTCTGCTACTTGCTCCAGTCTGGCAAGAAACTTTTGAGTAGGACCATATGCAAGTGGAACCTTAAGTTCACTTACAGTGTTATCAGAAGAATCCGTATGACGGATATTGATATCATTGAAGAGTGATCCAAATCCAATGACGGTTCTTCTTAATATTTCGTGGTAAAAATACTCAAACATTTTTCAACCAATACGATATACTATTTATGGATTACCAAAAGGATTGCGTTCGCTGAAGTCAAGAATACTAGATGCTTCACTCTCAAAGATATCATTTTGAGCGTATGGATCTACAAGATTGTCTGTATTGACAACTCTAATCTTATAAATTGCTCCAGATTCTGCACCTTGAATAATATCACTTGATAAGAAATCTCCAGTGAGATTTGCAACTTCTAAAGTATTTGTTGTTGCATCCCACTCTCGCACGCGAGCAGTATTTCCACTTACACTTCCAGTGATAACTTCGTTATAAGCAAATGTGCCAATTCCAACAGTTGCGCCAAAACCAATTGGTGCAGAAATTTGAACAGTTGGAGTAACACTATATCCAAGACCAGCATTTGTAATGTAGACTGCTGTTACAATACCCGCACCACTGATGTATGCGTGTGCCCTTGCTGTAGCAGTCGCAACTCCAGAAAGGAATACTTCGTTTGTGAAGGAAATACCTGGTGCAGTGCTATATCCAGAACCACCGCTTGTGACAGTGACAATACCAATGACACCATCTCCGATTGTAGCGGTTGCTGCTACACCTGCTCCACCGCCCCCAAAGAACGCCACAGAAGGTGCTACAGTGTACCCATAACCAGCATTCACTACTTCTACACCCTGAACCTTAGAATCTGATTTATCTCCAGTACAGTCAACTAATCCGCCAATCATAGTTGCAACACCAACAGCAGTGAGTCCACCAGCTGGTGCAGAAGAAATAGCAACTCTTGGCGCTGAAGAGTATCCGTCACCTCTATTTGAAAGTGTAAAGAGTCTTACACCACCACTAACAATATAAGTATTTGCTGTTGCTGTTGCTGCGCTAGAAACAAGAGTCAGAGTTTGAATATAACCTTCATCCTTAACATTATCATCAATTTTATCAATTCCAGTATCAAGAACTTCATCTTCATATCTAAAGAGTTCGCAAGTCAGTTCATAGACATAGTTTTTTTGAAGTTGGTAGAATGGTTTTTCGTGTTCTACAAACTTAATTTCAAAAAGTCTATCTCCTAATGGAAAATATATTAAATCACCTTCTTTTGGTCTAGTGGCAAGTTCAATATCTGCTAAGTTCTTTGTAAGAGGAGTGATATACTCTTCAAACCTTTCTTTTGAGATCGTAAGAGTTAAATCATCTAAAGGTTGAACACCAAACTTTGACAGAATAGTTCCTTGTCCATCATATCCCTCATAAGTGTTTAGGTATGCTTCAAGAGGATGTGCATCATCAAATTTAGATTCTATAACTTCTCTTATAATAGTATTTGTTGTAGCATATTTTCTTGGAATATAATAAACTTCTACTCCATACATACGGAGTTGTTCATTAATTAAGTCTTGTATTAAAGACTGTTCTGTTTTTGAACCTTGCTGGAAAAATGGGTTAAGCATATCATCCAATCATATCTAAAGGTGGAAGTTCATATGTATTAGACATCTTCTCCAACAACTGGTCAAGTTCTCTCTGAGCATCATCATAAATTTGCCTTCCATTTAGTTCAATACCACCAGGAAGTTTAACTCCTTGGAATTTAATTAAATTTTGTCCCCATTGTCTTTTAATTAATGATGTCAAATATTTTTTTAAGAATGAATCATTATAAACTCTTATAAAATCGTTGGGATCTAAAAGTCTCCAACAATCTAAAATAATATATTCATCTACTGAAATAGTACTCCAATCTATATCTAAATATAATCTATCTTGTCTTTGATTAAATCTAATTTGACTTTCAGTATTTAATAAAAAATCAATATCAGCAAGAGTTGTTTTTGTCATTGCATATGTCAACATCTCCATCGAACTGAAGAAGTATATATCATTCAAAAACAATTGATATTT